TAGCCCTCTGCATCCTGCTACCGTAGTCCATAGCAAGCTCATCACCGCCATCTATACGCTTCTTTAGCTCTAGCAATAACTTAGACTTAGCCCCCATTAGTAGCCTCTAGTGCTGCTATGATCTGCTCAGTACTTAGTGCGCTAGGATCAAGATTGCCATCAAATACTTCCTTAGCATCCTCTTTGTACTTCATCTCTAGCTCAGTTAACTTCTCGGCTGTCTTAGACTCAAACTGCTCTTGCTGTTGCGCTGTAGTAGTCTCAAACTGCTGCTGTTTCATTGCTAGCTCAGTAGTCTTAATCTGTGCATCGCTTTGAGCTTTAAGTAAGAACGCCTCTTGCTTGATCTTCTCAGCATCAGCTAATGGGTTCTGCATCATCTGAACCTGCTCTTGTAGCTGCATAACCATCTGATTAAGCTGCTCGTTTTGAGCTAGTAAAGTCTCTTCTGGTACTTCTGGATCATTAAAGAACTCATTAGTACGAGGCAATCCAAGTCCATCAGTAATGCGTGATAATGTATTGAACATATCCTTATCATCAACTAGCAATGATTGCTTATCCTTAAGCTGCATCTGAATACCATAGATACCCTGCAGTGATTCAATCAAACGCTCATTGTTACCAGCACCTAGCCCTACATTAGATTGAACATGGTGCTTATAGCGCCAGTTAGCAGGGTTAACAGTCATCGCCTTACCTAAGACTCTAAACTCTGCATCAGTGTTCTGATAGCGCGATACAAGCCAAGCAATGCCCTCGTATAACTTTCTAAAGCCTGTCTCTGCATAGTTACGTGCAATCAATTCGATCTTAGCCGCTGCTGCGTCTTGTACGCCCTCAAATCGTGTAGCTGTCTCTCTGCCTATAGCATCAGAATCTAGCCCTTGATTAGCCAGCATAGCGCCTGTAGTTTGCGCCCTTGCCTGATCAACATACTGAAGTACTTGTAATGACTCACCGCCAATATAGGGAACGGTTAACGGATATACCGCATCTTGTGGGCGTATCTCTGTGTCTTCTTCAAGCCTTACTATGCCGTTAACTCTAGCATCTAACATATCGTCTAGATCAACATCAGGATGGACCACGTTACGAGGGTTATTAACCATGTACTGGTTGTTTAACATACCGCGTAATAACGCTGTCTTCTGTCTTTGAGTAGAGCTAACTATCTCTGCCCTTGAGCGCCCTATGGCCTTATGAGGCATTAAGATTGCTGATAGTGAAGCATAAGGAACGTGATCAAAAGGCTCGTTAATCAGCACCATATTACCGCTGATCATTACGTGCCTGCGCTCTGCAATACCATCACCGTCAAAGTCAATCTTTACGTATAGATCCTTAACCTCAACCGTCTCACTAGACCAGTTTTTAATATCAGATGATGTCTTAGTAGAGCCGCCTTGATCCCTATCACGAATATCGGCAATGGTAGTCTCGCGCTGCTCTTCATCACCAATGCTAGGCAGTTGATCAACTAGATCACGTTTAAAGCCATCAGCGATTAACTCGCCTCTAGTCTTTCTTATTCTGTCACCTACCAGGCTAGCATCATCAATACTGCTAGCGTTCTTAGTAATTAGAAATGACTCTGGCGGTACGTTAATAATACGAACCTCATTGCACTCCTTAGTCGATCTAAAGCTAATATTGAACAAGCCTGTTTGCTCATCCTCTAACTGGTCCGCTACCTCTACCTTAACCTTATCAACATCTGCACCTTTAAGGCTCTCAACAATACCTGCAAACTCAGTCTGATCTACGCCCTCATATTCATGGGTTTCGACTTCTTTAGACTCATCAATAAAGTATTTAACAACGCCATTCTTTTGAATCTCGGCATCTTTAAGCCAGTTATGAATGGTAGCAAATGAGTTAGGCTGATTACGTACAATCCAGTTAACATACTTGCTCTTATCTTCAGCCTCTTGAACCTCTGCCTCATTCTCAGTGTTAGGCTCAAACGATATGATGTCACCACTGCCCAAGAATATACGCGCCAACGATGGCATATCAGACTCAACGACATCAGCCACATCAGTACTGACTACCGATGATTGACCTTCAACCTCATCACCATAGGGGCGGCCTAAATATTCTTTTAGATACTTAGCATTTAACGCAGAGAACTCCCCATTAAAGATAGCAGCATCTTGCATAGCAGGATTCAATACCGCTAGCAATTCCATCTCTGTCATCTTAGCCATTTACGCAATACTCGCTTGATTGTATTTAAGTTTCTTTTTAGGCTTGCTCTTAGCCCTAGTTAGCTTTGGAAATAACTCAGTGAACGCCCATACCAGCGCATCAACCCTATCAGGACTATAGCCCTGGGCTTTACGATCAAAGTCAGTTGTAAAGCTACACATCTGATCCTCTAATACCTCTAAACCACCAGCGTGATACACCTTACCGCGCTCATACAATGCCGCTATAGGCTCTGCTCTCACTGCCTTACCGCGAGTAGCCCTAACCTGCTTAAATGGTATAGATGGGTTAACTGCCCTAACTGTAGACTCAACCATGTCACCGCCTTGATTGATCTCAGCGACAATACGATCAGCGTCATAAGTGTGATATAAAGCTACTGCCTTCCTAGCCCACTGTTCAGGGCCATATTTACCGCTATCATCAGCAATAACGTAACCGTTACCACCAGCATCAACGCCCGCGCAGATAATTGCTGTCTCATCTGATCCTGCTTCATTCGATACCGCTGGATCAATAGCAACGATAATCCTGACAAGATCAGGTAGCGCTTGAGTGTGAGCAATAGAGCCTCTACGCCACAAAGCAAATTCAGCATCAGCAACATACTCACCCTCCAAGAATCGCTTTCTAGCAGCAGGAGGCAAAGCCTCAAGGTCTGCTAAGTACTCAGGACTAAGGTTCTCTTTGTTGTCGTATGGATTAACTACTACGCTATGGTAAATACTTCGATCAATAGGCAGATCACTTGCTGGATCTATGCCATCCTTCCAAAGCCTATAGGTCCAGTGTTGCCTGGTAGTAGGGTTTAAATCAGCATAGAACCTCTGAGATAACTGCTTACCCTCAATAGTCTCTGCAGTTTGCGCTAGCCTTGAACGCAACAAAGTGAAAGCTAAGTACTTAACCTCACTAGCCTCATTGATGTAGATAGTTGAGTACTCGTTACCAAGTATCTTCTCTAATGCAGCATCATCATTAAGGCCACCTATCCAAACCTCTGAGCCGTTAGGTAGCTCAAAGAATCCGTATAGCTCTTTCCAAACGTAATCAAGTCCATCGAACCTAGCCTTAACTACCTCTGGCCATGTTCCCTTAACTATCGCTCTCTTTGCGCTTGTACCTTCTTGACGTACTATCAAATGTCTAGAGTTAGGAGCTAATAGCGCCCTCTCTATCACTGTACCAACAATCTCGAACGTCTTGCCTGATCGACTACCACCGTAAACCAAATTAAAACGATAGCCACCAGTTAGCAGCTCATTACGCATCTTGAGCTGTCCAACATTGCGCTTATACATTACAGCTTAGTAGCGTCACTCTCTAAAGTAACTTTTAAGCCTTCATGCTTAACCGCTGCTTTGTCTACATGTAAGCCTGTAAGCTTGCCCAGGTTAGTCGCTGCAGTTGTCATTGTAGATGGTATTTCTAGCTCTTTAGCTAACTTGTAAGCATCAATGTGCATCTCTGCCAAGCTATCTACCGTAATCTCATTACGATTCATTATCTCTGCCTTAGCCTTAACTATCGCTTCTGCTATAGCAGGTTTTGTTAAGTTCTCAGCACCTATAGCTCTCGCTGTATGCTGACTATAACCAGCCCTTATAGCCGCTTGAGTAGCGTTTAGGTCTTTCATGTATTCAGAGACAAATAGCTCTTGTTTTGCTGTTAGTGTCATTAGCAGTCCTTAACGGTTATTGCTGGCTTGTTACCCTTTCTTTACATTCGCATAGTTAACGCCAAAGCTGGCTGATACGATTAAACCGAATAGAGTAGATATACCTGTGAATAAATCGGTTAACTTCTCAGTACTTTCCGCTACTGGTCCAACATCAGCACCGAATAAGTTAAAACCGAACTCAACGCCTAGCATTAACAAGACGCTCATAATATAAATTGTGTATAGAGTTGCTACCTTGCGTGATAGCTCCCGCCTCATCTGACCGTTAGGGTCTAGAGTCTTAATCATTACGGCCTGAGCCTCTGCCTTTTCGGTATCAGTCTCTATCCACTCAGTAGCTATGCTTTCAATAGCTGATACACCACCACTTGAGAATATGCCCTTTACCGCTGCTAGTATGCTCACTTAAAAACCCCGTTGTTAATGTTTAAAGCCTGCTCTAATGCCTGGACTCTGCCATACATCTTTGTAAATTCTTTTTCTTTAATTCGCCTGAAGTCACTATGTTCCTCATCAAGCTGATCAATATCTTCTATCGCGTAATCTAGCCTAGCCAGTAGATCAGCCATTGTAGCTGCATCTGATTGCTCTCTAGCATCATCTGCCCTCATAGCGCCTGTTATCTCTTGTATAGCGCCAACAATAGCTTTAGACGATACCGCTTCAGTAGTCTCAACAAACTGGAATCTTAGATCACTCTCGCGCATCATTGCTGATGTAACTTGGTTATTCATATAGCTAATGTATGAGCCGAATATGATTAGTACTGATATACAGAAAGTACCCAAACCAATTAAGTTGGGGTCTTTTCGCTTATTAGCGTTAACATCATCGCGTACTGACTTCATGTCGTCGCGGATCTGTGAGAATTCTTTAGTTAACTGACTTGATAGCCCGTCTATTACCTGCTTAGATGAAGCAGAGGCAGTCATTAACTGCCGTATATCTTCGTCATGCTTATGACTTTTTTCTGCTAAGTAGTCATACTGAGCTTTATCAATTTCAGCCATGCTTGATCCAAATTCGTTGAATGCGAATAGCTAAAAAGGTTCTCCGCTTATATGACAGACATAAAAAAGCCCCGAATTAACGAGGCTTTAGGGGTTACTTTTT